CTAAGGTCTGGGGCACGCGTGCCCCAGCTCGCCGTTAGTTACTCTTCGTTAGATGTCGTAGGTCCGGTCGAAGCCACACGAGCGTCCACGTCGCACAGAATGTATCTTCTTCGTGTTTCTGTGGATGATCGCGACATACAACGACTTGTCTTCCTGACAATTTTGAAATGAGATCACGGTCGAGATGACCACTGTACCGGCTCATGGGGTGTGCAGGGTCAAACACACGTATGATTTTTGACCCAATGAATTCATAAGCCATAAAATGACCTTCTTCATCTGAAATGGGAGTATACAGCGTCCCTTTTGGGTGAATAATTCGGCGACACTTTGTTATGTCATAGTCACCCAGACAACCTGTAAAATTTCGACGAAATGCAGGGTCGTTCATTATATTGTCCCAATTGGTTTTCAAATTATTCATACAGTTTTAGAGATCCTCGACTATAACTGACATACCCTTGATACGACGCTGTTCAGCTTGGGTCGTCTGACCTGGGACACGTCGAACGCCGGCGCGGCTGATCGCGAGGACGGTGAGGAGCATAAGCAGAATAAGAATGATAACAGAGCGCTTCATTTGTTAAAGGGTGAGAAAAAACATTCAGAACTTGGTACGGACCCATGCGGCATTTTTGAGCACCGTGTTGTGTGCCGTCGGGGACGTACGCTTGAGGTAACGCGCCAGAATCTGGAGGCGACGGAACACTGCCAGTGGTGAGTTGCTCTTCATGGCAAATGTCAGCGACTTGTAACGGTTCGGTACATTGGCAGATACAGTGTACCCATACAGCTTACCTGGTGACAGGGGTGGAAGTGTATACGGACCCTTGCCTGGAAGACCGCGGTTAACGACGCGAGCAGACTTGACGCGAACTGTGCCACCTGAAATGTGACGCGTGTAAGCGCGGTGATTCGCGCTGGCTGGGACACGGATTGTCTTTGGCTTGCGGCGGAACGTGTACGCGCGACGAAGGATGGTTGGCATTACTTTTTCACTAGATAAAAATTCCTTTCCACTGAGTCCTCTCGCCTGTCGAACAAGGTGCACGGAGTGCACCTTGTCTTAAAAAAATGGGCGCACTGTCCTGTAAGTATGAAGTACGTCGTTGGTGATTTCGAGTCGACCGCTCAAAAAATTATACATTCGATCAGCTTCACACCCGTGAATGTTACTGAGAAGAAGACATGGGTATCACACGGACGTCATCAAACCCCAGAGTACCGCAAGAATCGGTCTGTGACGCACGGAGAACTGCGAACCATTTTCATCAAAGAGGCACTCGATGACCCACTCATCGCTGAGAATGATCGCGTTCAATTAAAGCTCGGTCGGACGATCATCCACGGGCAAGAGGCGGTTGTTCTTCCGTTCCGTGACGCCATCTGTGAGTTTATGCACTGTGTGTGGGAGCAAGGGGATGGCAACTGGCTCGCACACTCGATGGATAATGAATTGGAAATTCTGCAGGTGACGGACACGCACTTCAATACGGGTCTGTTTCCGAAACCTCTCCGAGCGTTCCCGGACTGTTCTACGATTCCCGGGTGGTCGAAGATCGCCAAGGTGTGTACGCAGCACGTGCTCACGACACGATGCCCAGACTTTTTCAAACAGTACGAGTCGTGGATGACGATGAATGGGTGGACACCGGCAAAGTTTTCGGCTCGGCTCGAGGATTTTGTTCGGTTTGTTCGGGATGATCGGGACTATTCTCAGCAGCACATTGCCCCGTGTGACGTGATTGATCTGTGTGAGGTTCTTGCAGCGGCGAACCCTCCCCTAGATGGCAAATCGTACATGATTTCGAGGCACGTGAGTGCGTGGAGTGGTACCCAAACGAAAACAGCTTCAGTTTCGTCTCTGTAGAAACCCCAAAATCAAACAATTCAAAGTTGGACATATCGACGTCGACCGTGGGGTATGTGTACCTCGGTCTCAGACACATCGTTGTGTTCAGTATGCTCGTGATGTACGACTTGAGGTTGCGTGTGTCATATTCGACAGACTCCTTTGCCCACACCGATCTCAACGTCTTTACGTCCGCCTTTCCCACAAAAATTCCACCTGGTGTTTCCTCCATCGTCCCGCCGTCAATGTACCGGCGTCCCTGATATTCCACAGATGCAAACAGAAACGGTACTGCGATGGTCATACACAACGCATCCACCACGGACATATTCGGAGTCGACTTACACGAAAAGTATTCTGTACGTGCCAGATTGACACAGTATGCACTTATGTGTACCTTTGGCATTGTCGGGCGAAGATCTTGTAATTCCCGAAACGTCAGATCTTCTTTACTGAAAAAGACACGAATGATGTCGACGATTACTGTTCGAATCTTCTTTTGACTGACGAGTCCGAAATGCTTCAAAAACTGACGGATGTTGGGTTTCATGATTTCCTTTATCGGAATGTCCAACGAGTAATCCAGTATGGTTTTGATGTTGCCTTCGGCGACGACGTAAAAAAAGGCGAGGAGCCCACCGGCACTCGCACCTGAAATGTCTTCGAGATTGTCAAGTTCGTGACAATCTCGAAGGGCGCCCATCGCGCCAAGGAATGCAAAATATGTCATCGCACCGGGGCCAATCGCCAGATGTTTCATTATTGTGTCAGTGCCGGTTCACTTTAGGCTCAGCATATAAAGAGTGGAACGTACCAGTGCTGTAATCTCATCCTGGATGTTCTTGAGATACGAGTCTCGTGGAAGGCGCATGCGGCGAAGCTGTGTCAGAAGTGAACGAAAATACAATTTGGGGTTGCGGGCAATCGTGCGACGACCGACAACAATGCGGCGAAAACGGCCATACTTACCCATGTATGCCTCGGCGTAACTGTCAAACAAAGGGACTATACCTTCATAGTACGCCTGGAGCGCCTTGTGCTGTGCAAAGGAGTTTGTCGTCAAGTGGAAAGCGTGCGCCTGAGTACGGGAGTTCATAAGAAGACCGACGTACTTCTGACCATTCATTTAATAGTAAGCTGCGAAATTCTTACGCAGGAAGGAGAACACCAGGGCGAACACCAGTGTGTGCACGCCCACCGCCAGAAGGGAAGACTGGCCAGACATAAATACACCCTTGCCTGCTGGGGGGATCGTCAGAAGGACGCCTGGGGTCAGCAGTACGAACAGGATGGCGGGCACGATCAAGTCAGCTGGGCGCAGAGACACCTTGAGCACAAATCTGGCAATAAGGTAATACACCAGGGACAGAACCAGGGCGTGCACCAGGACTGGGCTGGGGCCCACGCGCAGGAGCAGGCCCGGGCTGAGTAGGGCGAACAGGATGGCTGGGGTCAGAATCTTGGGGCCGGTAATATCCATGTGGGCAGATACTATCTACCGAGAAAATTGTCGGACAAACTCGGCAAAGTCGTGGAAGGACGCATCTTTCATCAACGTGCTGTTGAGATGGTTGTCCTCAAGGTACTGACGAAGGGACATCCACATGTTGAGGACATCCTCAGAGTGCCAGTCGTGCCAATCCGTCGGACTGAGAAGGAGATCGTGGTCCTCCTGCTCGTCGTATGCCTCATCAAAGTCGTCGCCATTGACGAGAGCGTCGTCACGGTACTCGTTGTTGATACCCATTGTTGGTTTCTACTTGTTTTTCTTACGGTTCGTCTCCTTAGATGTTGTTTGCCGCTGCGCGGCGGTGTCACGTGTGACGCCTGATTAAGCGGTTTTCTTGACGGTGATTGTGTTACGCTCCTTGACAGGGGCGTGGTCGACTATAATCTGGTACACCTGCTCAACCTTAGTATCGTCACCTCCAAAATAGGCACGCAGACCCGCCAGAATGACATTCTTCGTGATGCTGCCACGGGACTCCTTCGTATGCAGAGAAACCTTCTCCTGATTCACCTTGACCGTGTCAACGTCCTGGGTTTGTTTGATTTCCTTCATGTGGCCCTGGACCTGTGCCCGGAGCTCCTTCTCACGCTTATTCAGTACAGCCATGTCTTTCCTCGCAGCAGCAAGCTGGTGCTTCAGGGAGAGCCATTCGGTCATGACGGCCTTAAAGTCGTCCATTTGTTAGTTAAAGCTGTTTATTTTTAAGTGTCAAATTGACTTGATTCCAAGTCGACTTGGTGTCTACTTCTCGTAGCTGTTCTCAATCTCAAACTTGGGGCGCATCGTATCCGGAGGAATGGTGGACAGGTTAAAGATGCTCACAGCGTCACGGGGGTTGGGTGGCTCGGAGCGGAAGTCGCGGTTGGCGTTACGCAGGTTGCCGCCGATCGTCTCGGGGAAACCAATCTGGGCACGTGGATCCAGGAAATTCTGGCCAGACAGAATGGCGTCTGGAGAAAACTGGCCGAAATCCTCGGTCGTCACAACCTCCTTGGGAATCAGACCTACGTTGGTGTTGTCGTACACTGGCATGTCGACCGTGCGCACACCGGAGCCGTCCATTTCGAACGGGGCTGGCTCATCAACAGATGAGAATGTGCCACCTGGAGCAGAGATGTGGCCACCGCCCTGCATGATGCGGGGACCATCGCTTGCTGGTTTTGAGTCAGTTGGCGAGGCACCGACTGGGTCTTCGCCTGTTGGGATATAGCCGCTACGCTGGGGATAAAATACCATCATGGCAATCAGGAACAGAAGAATCAGAATCGCCAGACCTTTGCCGTCCATGTTATAATAGTACACGACTTTTTTTTTCAGTCCAGGTAATCGGCCGGGTCGTCCTCCTCAGCATCTGGCTCTGGCTCGTCTGCAAATTGGAACTCGACTGGGTATCCCTTAGTCTTTGGCTTTGGTACCTGGCGCTGACGAACCTGGACGACGCGCCAAATGGGACCGAATGAGCGCTTGAGGAACCAGAGACCAGCCAGCTCAAACAGAAAATCACACGCTCCTGAAATCTCCTCAATGGAATTCTTCTGAGCGTCGAAGAATGTCGTCACCACATTTCCCTTGACGGAAGCCAGTGTGGCTGAGAGTTCGCCATCGGCAGACAGGCTGGCCTGGTACGCGGAACGAATAGTCTCGGCCGAAACATCCTTGCCGAACCACTCGAGCTTACTCACCTCCGCCTGACTCAGAAGCTCGTTATCAATAGACTCGAACAAAGTTTTTGAGGGAACTTTGAGACTCACTTGACGCGTGTCCTTGGTCAGCGTCCCGTCAACCTGCACGTTGTTCACCTGATGGAACACACGGGCGTCACCCTTTGCTGAAACCTTCAGAAAGTAACGGCCGTCTGGAATCTTTACGGGAGTTCCGTACTCCATGGTACTCAAAAAACAAACCTAAGCTCTAAGTAGAAATGAGTCTTGGAGTTTGTCCATCTGGATACTTTCCCATTCCAGGGGATTCGTCCAACTGTGCCACGTCGACGAGTTCAACCATCGTCAAAAAAACGTGCCCTACTGGATATACGATTCAGACGAACGGTCTATGTGGAACAGGCAACACATATGTGACCACAGGACCAACGTATTGTGGCCCACAGTACACTGGGAAGAGTTGTACATATCAGACACAATTGACACCTGGTATAACACCCGCAACAGGTACGGAATCGGGTCCGAACATGATATGTGCATTCCAAGAAGGCGACGCACAGTTTCCGTGTGATCCAGGGTGTTGCGGGTCGCCTTCAACAGAAACGACGGGCGGTGATGGAACGACGGGCGGTGATGGAACGACGGGGTTTCCAATCTGGGCAATAATTCTTCTGATCGTTCTGGGGACTATTATAATGGCTGTGTTAATCGCATTGGCTGCCAAAAAAATGTCACGAAACAGTAGATATGGAGTCCCTACCAAAGGTTGACTACATGACGTCGTGGAAGTTTATGAAAGACACGCCGGTGTACGGTGGTTTCATGGTGTGGCACCTCGTCATGTTCATGGTCCTTGGACCCATGTTGACATGGCCGATGCTCGTCCTTCTTCTGCTCGTGTTTAGTACCCAGACCGCTAAGCTAGTTAAAGACGTGAAGAGCTCAACAAGTATCAATGGCTGACACTACCATCACTCTGCAGACCATCTTCGATGAGATCAAGCTCCTGCGTAAGGACCTTCGCAAGGTGAAGAACCTGATCGAGGACCCACAGGGCGAGAAGGCCAAGGCTCGTTCCACCACCAACGGCTTCAACAAGCCTCTGGACATTTCCGAGGAGCTGCGTAAGTTTCTGAAGCTGGCTGCCGGTGAGCAGATTTCCCGCTCCCAGGTGACGAAGAAGGTGAATGAGTATGTGACGGAGAAGGGCCTGAAGCAGGGTCAGAACATCAACATGGATGCGCCTCTGAAGGCGATCCTGGACCCCCCAGCTGACGTACAGGTGACGTTCCTGAACATCCAGAAGTACATCAACAAGCACTACATCAAGGCGGAGAAGCCCGTCAAGGAGAAGGCTCCCGTGACTGCTGTCGAGGCTGAGACGCCAAAGCCGGCTGCGGCGAAGCGTCCGACGGTGAAGAAGGCCTGAAACAAAGGGTGTTGTCTGCTGGATTTTTTCCACAGTCTAATGTAATATGAATAAACTGTTGATTCTGTTTCTGATTCTCGTCGCGCTCTTCTTCGTCTTTCAGGTTGTCAAAAAACCAGAAGCCAGAACTGTAGAACTGTCTGGAACAGGTCCAGGGTACATCCCGGCGTTCCAGGGCCACCCCCAGATTGGTGTCAAGTCCTGAACCCTGTTCTCCCCGGGGACAACAGGAGTCCTGTTGGACTTAAAAACAAAAAGCTCACATAATATAAAATGGAAACCGTTGAAGCGCCAGAGCTCGTCGATGCCCCAAACATCGACCGCGTGGCGCTTGAACGCCTCGTAGGGACGAAAATTAATGATATCAAATTGTATCGCAGATCTTTCACGCATAAATCAGCTCTCAAAAAGTACAAGGGTCTAGAAGGCTCGTACGAGACGCTGGAATTTATGGGTGATTCCGTTCTTGGATTTATTATCACACGATTTCTCTTTGAAAAGTTTCCAGCGGAGCAGGAGGGGTTCTTGACCAAGGCGCGTACGAAACTCGTGAGAGGTAAAACGCTGTGTGAAATTTCAAAACGACTCGGACTCGATAAATGGGTTCTCATGGATGACAAGGGCATGCGTAACGGTTGGAACACCAACGAGAATATCCTCGAGGATGTTTTCGAGGCGCTTGTCGGTGCCATCTATCTGGACATTGGAATGATTCACGCCAAGTCGTTTGTGTTTGCTGCATTTGAGCACGTCGACATGAACCTCACGGATGACAATTACAAGGACCAACTCATGCGGTGGTGTCAAGCGAACAAAGTGCCGTTGCCGGAGTATCAGGTTCGCGGTCAATACAACGGCACGTTTCATATCGAGGTTGTTGTGGATGGTATATCATACGGTTCTGGATTTGCGAGTACGAAGAAGCAGGCGGAACAATTTGCGGCACAAATTGCACTTAAGACGACGGATCGTTTCAAGAAGTAGAGATGGGGTGGGGCATTTGCTTCGCACTTGACGCCAACGGTTACGTGTACTGTGCAGACGGATGCAAGTGGCGCGCTCGCAAGAGCGACTATGAGGATTACCCTCCGTGGCCATCGGCTCGCCAGGCGGTCCTCGATTACTTCGAGGGTGATGCGCACAGTGAGCTTGATATGGTACGTGACGAGTGTCCAGGGACTGCAGCCGGTCTGCACCAGGCGTGCGATGAGCACATTGGTTCCGCAATGTCTGAATATGATCGTTGGACCGACGAGGAAAAGCAAGCCGCCCATGACGCATCTATGGCTGAGTTTGAGGGTGACCTCGAGCATGCCAAGGAGGGTCTCGCAATTGCTCTCGAGGTGTACAAGATGTGCAAGAAGGCTTGGACCGAGTACAAGAAGAACCCGCCCAAGGTCAAGCCAGCCAAGACGCATGCCGACGAGATCCGTCAGCTCATCGCGCCTCTGCGCATTGAGCTCGAGATGGAGGAGGCAGCCGAAGAGTGCGACCGCCTACGCGCTGCAAAGGCTCGTGCGACCCGGATGCTCAACCTCGAGAAGAAGTTTACACTTAGTTAAACAGTCTATGCTTTCTAATTGAAAGATGCACCCGCGTGCAAAAGAACTTATCGAACAAACATATGCAGACCAGCGCAGTCAGGAGTGGCTAAACCTCCGTGGGAATCTGCTGACTGCGAGCGATGCGGCGACGGCCATCGGTCTCAATCCGTACGAAAAACCCGAAGGTCTCTTGGCGAAAAAGTGCGGCGCGGCGCGTCCGTGGGCTGGAAACGAAGCGACGGCACACGGAACGCGTCTTGAGCCCATGGTCCGTGATTTGTATGATATGCGTCATGGACAGATTTCACATGAGATTGGTCTCGTGCAACATCCGGTACACAAATTTCTCGGTGGAAGTCCCGACGGCATCACAGAGTCTGGTCGTCTCCTTGAAATCAAGTGTCCTTTGAGTCGTAAAATCAAACCCGAAGTTCCGGGGTATTACCTACCTCAGATTCAGCTCCTCTTGGAAATTATGGACCTCGAGGTGTGTGATTTCGTCCAGTACAAAGAGGGCCCTCCAGAGGAATTTGTCGTCGTCGAAGTTCCACGCGATCGTGAGTGGTTTGCACATTACCTTCCAGTTATGAAGGCTTTTTGGGACCGCGTAATCGCCATGCGTCAAAAAGGCATCTGTGAGGTTGAGATTGATGAAATATTGGTCGAGCCTCTTCTTGTCGAAGAGTGTGAGGTCACCATTGACTGAAACACCCACTAATACATTCAGCGTAGGCGTCTTTGATGGTTTTAAGTCCCTGGTATCCGTGAAGGGTTGCAAGCAGCCCATCACGAATGTCACTTGCCTGCTGCTTCTCTTTATTCGAGATGGATACGAGTGTACCCTGTATCTCAGGACTGAGTGAATCCCATGCCTTTTCAGCCTCGAACCACATCATGCCAGGGTCATCCTCTGGAGACTTTTTGTCCTGAATCCACCGAATCATGTAGTTGTACGCAGCCCTGCTGAACGAGTCGCGTTCGAAAACGTACTCTATTTCACCATCGCGAAGGACTGCAAGCTCACCATCGATCACAGTGAAAGACATGGTATAAAAAAACCTGACATTTTTAAATTAAGAATGAAGCATCTCATCGGACGTGTCTCGGGTGTTCACTTCAAGTACATTGATGAGATTGAGCCTCTGATGGAGGAGATTGCAGACAAGTGTAAGTTGACCGTCGTCAGCAGGGCATTCCACCAATTTGAGCCGTTCGGTGTCACTGGTGTGCTCGTGCTGTCCGAGTCTCATTTTTCGGTGCACACATACCCTGAGAATAACACAGTATACCTCGACATTTTCTGTTGTGCAGAACATTTCGACCCAGAAGAGGCTGGTCACATCATTCTGACGACGCTCGATGGAACGATTGCAGAGTGGCAAGTGGTAAACAGGTTCTAAATTCCATCGGACACGAGTGTCCGATGATCATCCATCGGTGGCGGACAAGAATGTCCGATGGACTGATAAAAGAAAGTGGCGTATTCAATGTATGGCGCACCGTCTGTACCAAGTCCTGCTCGAAAACCCACGCATCCCAATCGTCATTGCAAGTGGTCCAGCCGGTACAGGAAAGACGATGATGGCATGTCATGCCGCATCGAAGCACGCTCGTCATGTCATTTTGACTCGACCGGCCGTCTCCGTGGACGAACAGCACGGTTTTCTTCCAGGTACGCTGGACAAAAAGATGGAGCCATGGGTTCGTCCAATGAAGGATGCAATGTCACCGAAGACAAAGTTTGAAGTGTGTCCTCTCGCGTACATGCGCGGTCGAACGTTTGATAACGCCTGGATCATCGCCGACGAGATGCAAAACTCGACGCCGAATCAGATGCGTATGGTCATGACCCGCCTCGGAAAGGATTCCAAACTCATCATCACTGGTGACACGGGTCAGCATGATCGTGGGTTTGAGAATAATGGACTTGCTGATTTATTGACACGCCTACAGGACTACCCTATTGTTGGACTCGAGCACGTGCAATTCAGTGAAGATGATATTAAACGTCACGAGATTATCAAAGAAATTTTGCGTTTGTACTCTTTTTAGGAGGAATATAATTTGAATCGGCCTCTCTTGTAAACTTCCGGTGATTTGTTCTTTTTTTTTGGGGAAGGTGAAGCGTTGGACATCTTGAAGCGACCGCGGGTCACAGAACCCTTCGTGCGGATGTTACGTTCGAGTTTCATAGTGCTCTTTATATACTGACGCAGTTTGTTCCAACGTTTCAGTGCGTTTTCACTAGACTCTCTAACAGGAGAGAGTCCTGATACTCGTCGGGTTGTACGGGGCAGGTATTCACGTGGCCGCTGACCCTTTATCAGGTGACCCATATGTTCAATTGAAATATTTTATTCCTCATCATTCAAAAGTGACCAAAGGGCACTTTTCTTGTGCTCTCTATGGTCCGAAAGGAACATCTTTCCTTCTGGGCCACATTTGGACTTGTCGAGACGGACCGTGTCTGAAAACTCGTAAACCATCTTGCCACGTCCTCTGTATGCCACGTATCGTGTACACATCCCTGTTCGCACATAAGGGCCTGGTTTATAAAAGACACACTTTTCACAGCTTGGAATGGGCTTCATAATCTAGATTGAGAATTTCATAACGGAGATTTGCATACACTGTGATGTTAAACACCTCCATGACGTTATCGATGACCCGCTGGATGTGGTCATCTGGATCAACCGGCCAAGGCACGTTCATTCCGACCCATGTACACTGCTGTAGGAGAGTGAGGTTTTCGTTGAATACGTGTTGGAGTGACGGGTAAATCTCATGCATAGAATCAAACACCTCTTTGAGCACTTGATTCACTTCCCGGACGTTCTTGTACCGAAACTTGTTATTTTGTTCCCAGTACGTACGATCCGTGTTGACAACAAGGTAAAACTCGAGCCCATCGCGAATACGACGTTCAAAAACAGTCAAGATGGTTTCTTCAATCTCGTTCATGTTGTATTGTACTTTCGGGGCACTGCGGTTTTAGACCAGTTAAAGTTTACCCTGCTCTTTATCAGTATGGGTCACTATGAAACACTCGGTGTTAATCAGGACGCCTCTGCGGATGAGATTCGAAAGGCGTACAGAAATCTGGCACGAGTCAATCACCCCGACAAGGGAGGTGACGCTGAAAAGTTCAAGGAGATTGGTCAGGCGTATGAAGTGTTGAATGATCCGGAACGACGTGCACGCTACGACCAGTTTGGAACTGATGATCCTCAGCAGCAGTCACAAGCTCAGGGTCCCGACATTTCAGAGATTTTTCAACACATGTTTGGTGGAATGGGTGCCCCACAGCAAAAAACTCGTGAGCGGCATCACACAATCGACCTTACACTCGAACAAGTTTACACCGGTGCTGACAAAACGATCAAGGTTCCTGTGATTAAGCATTGTCAGGCATGTGCCATGACGTGTCCTCGCTGCCAAGGACGGGGAATGATGGTTCAGGAAATGATGGGTATGATGGGTCAGATGTTTGCCCAGCCGTGCGGCCATTGTCAGACGGCGGGGGTCGTACGAAAGGGGTGTCCTGGATGTAATCACAAAAAATCACACGTGGATACGGTCATGATCAATTTACACATCGAAAAAGGGATACATTCAGGGACGCAACACAGACTCAAGGGACTCGGGGAACAATCGCGGTCGAATCGTGAAAAAACGGGTGATCTCATTATTACATTCAATGTAAAGCCCCATCCCAAGTTTGAACGTCGCGGCGAAGATCTGCGCTACGTCATGACCGTCACGTTTCAGGAATCCGTCGAAGGGCTCGACGTGATAGTACCTCATTTTAGTGGTCCAGTTCAATTCAATACACTCAAAGAGTTTGGTATCCTGGATCCTCGAAAAGACTATGTTATACAAGGCAAGGGGCTTAATGACAATTCAAACCTGCTCATCAATTTTGATGTACAGTACCCAAAACACGTCTGACGAGTGGCTTTGGTCTCGGGTTCGCGTGTCGGCACATAGGACACGTCACCGCCTGAAACGAAGCCGTTCGACTCTGTCTCCACGACTCGAAGCAGCCGATATGAAAGTGATGTCCACATGCAGTTTTTGTGGTTGTTTCCCGCGTAAGGTCGCAGTAGCATACAGCACACTCCGTCGGTACATCGGGTGACGGAGGAAGGAGGTTCTCCTTTTTCGCATGTCTCCAACACATTGGATAATTCTTGTACTTTGAGCATTTACACTGTGTTCCACCTTTCACCATCTCCGGACACCGTTCAGTTCCCACAGGAACTGCTCGTGGGGCCCGTGGAGTCGGATTCGCTGCATGAATACGACACGTCGTGCAACCAATGGCACATTTGTTTTTACATGGTGTACCGGCGTGTGTCACCCCAGGGCACGGGGGTCGTACAGGCGGGGGCGGACGCGGCGGGCGGGGCGGACGCGTGTACGAGCGATGTGGCACGAAACCATGGATACGAAGGAGAGCTGCGACGGCCGGTGGGATATATAAGTTGTTACGGTCCACCTCAAAGACTATGTTAGTCAGGCGTTCGATGAGTCCTTCAGCCATTATTTTATAAAGTATACGACTTTTTTATACCTTACCTGGTCATCACATGTTTTTTGAGTGTCCCCATTGAAAGAAAAAACATGTGATGAGCTCGCCTGACTTTACTCGTGGATGGTTCAGACATCCAAAACAACAATGAACAAGTTTGAGGCTTCCGCTCTCCGCTTCCGCCAGCACACACTCGACCTCAAGGCTGCTCGGAGTCGCACGGTCTTTCTCCCAGACTATACACCTCCCGCGTCTGTGGGTTTGGTGACAGCGGCAGTAGCTAAGAAGAAGGCGGCGGGACCGGTGGCAGCAAAGGGACCGACGTGCACAGCACGGACTCTCGAGGGACGGCAGTGTACTTTCAGGGTGGTGGCAGGCGGGTGCTTTTGCAAAAAACATAGCACTATGGTATAGGAGATGGCTGAGGTTGAACTGAAACCCATACTTGTTGCACTTGTAATCAATCTCACGTTGATTTTCGCACTTCCTCGTCTCTTCAGTACTCCCACTGGGTTCAAGGCGTTTGATGACTTCGTCTCGTATCTAAAGGCTCAGCAGGCGTTCCTCGGATTTAACGCAGTCCTTTTTGCAATTGTCATGTACGCTGCGTCATACTACATGGTTCACTATGGTGACGGTGAGTCACGTGGTCACCGTGAGGAACTCATGTCGGATGATTTCATGAAGCCCGCTTCACCGAAGCTAAAGTCGGTTGACACTGATTAGAAAATGGACGAGCTCATCAAAGCCCTCGACGCAAATGGGTACACGAGTAACCCGTCGAGGACCCTTTCGTCGATCATCGCCAACGCCAGGCAGGATGCTCAGTACTCACCCGGAGCGTCTGCGAACTATCGTATTTTATGCAAGTATGAAGAACAGTATGGTAATCTTACTGTTGAAGTTCTTCGAAAACTGACGAGATGAGCTTCTTCGTCCCCGGGTGGTCCCACTCTGAAATCCGACTCTCATAACACGTGCGCATATGCGACATCAGATCCTCGAGCGACGGCTGGCCCCACACCATCCCTTTCTGAAACAAAAAATCATCCTGTTGAATTTCAGCCCGCGAACATTTGACGATGAACGGCGTGTCTGGGACATACTCCTTGAGACCGCCAAAGTCTGTGATGATAACTGGTTTACCTCGCAAAGCCGCCTCGACTGCTCCCATTCCAACCCCCTCGGAATGAGAACAGTTGACGTAACAGTGTCCCTGTCTGTGAATCTGCGTCTCGAGATCCTCGTCGCTCAGGAGTCCATTGATGACGACGACGTTTGGAATTTTCCACGTCACAGGCACCTTACATGTCGCTTTGAGCAAAAGGCGTGCGTCTGGAAATTGTAGACGAACGAATGCCTCGATGAGCATTTTGATATTCTTGCGTGGATCCACCATGTTGCCGATTGTGTAGAATGTGTATTTGGTCGCTTCAACTGGTGCGCGAAGAGGCGTCGGCGTCCACAGCGGCAAAAGTCGCCAATCACCCGTTGGAAATTGTTTGGCAAAGATGTCCAGGCAAAATTGACTGGGAGTCCACAGCGTATGGTACCGCTGAAGGAGAAGCTCATACACCGGGTGGACCGTTTCGGTTTCGCAAATTGTCATGTATTTTTTATCAGCACACTGAGCTAACATCTGATCGACGATGTTCATGTGATGTTCGATTGGAAGCACGAACACAAACCCGACGTCGTACTTTTTATTTGGAACTGGGTCACCAAATGGAACATAGTCCGCTTCGTGACCAAGGCTCTTTATCCGCTCGGCATACTGGCGAGTCACCTGACCAATCCCTGCGAGCAGGGTCGGCCCGACGAACAGCCAAGACTGCATGTTTTAAATTCGAACTGTTTTTTTAACTTCATCAGGTGGGGTTCGAACCCACGCGGTGTTACCACCACCAGATCTCTCTCCAAGTGAACTTAAGTCTGGCGCCTTGGACCAACTCGGCCACTGATGAGTGGATGTATTACATGGGGTTCGAACCCATGCAGCTTACGCTAGCAGAACTTAAGATACAAAGGGGTTTCCCCCAGATTTTTATACACCCGTCACCTTGAATGCAACACCAGTTGACCCGAAACCAGCATCACCACGTGACGTGTCCATCGTCGCTTCAGCCACCTCGACGACATCAGCCACCTCATATTTCTCCAGAATCAGTTGTGCGATGCGGTATCCAGGCTTGATGACGAATGGTACACGCATGTCGGTGTTGATGAGTACCACCTTAATCTCGCCACGGTAATCGGGGTCGACGACTCCCGCCAGGGTGTCCAGCCCGTGCTTCACTGCCAGTCCAGAGCGAGGTGCAATGCGACCGTAGGTTCCGCATGGGAGCTTCTGAAGACCGATTCCGGTGGAAACAACCACGCGCTGACCCGGGAACACAACGTAGTGGTCGACACTGTAGAGGTCGAAACCGGCTGCATCTGCTGACCCGCGTGAGGGCAGGATGGCTGTGGGCTGAAGGCGGACGACTTCCATTCTGGAATGTCAACGCGCATATTCTTTATTAGTATAAGCAGACATTGTCTTTAGCGCATTCGAACCGGAAAACGAAATAGACCGATTGGTCCATGGTTTGCTGAAGACCTGTTGCACCATCCAAAAATGTAAATGTAAGCGTCTTGAGTTGACGAATAGGATTGATATATTCAATGTCTGTTGGGAAATCCTTCACTGAAGTCCAAAGAACGCGATAATCAGAACCTGCAGATGCTATATTAGACGTCGGTATTGTTACAAACGCCCGATCGACCAGTCCTTTGTTTGCAATTTGCGTCGCAACACCTACATTTGAAGTCGTTCCACCGAGACCAACTGTGTAATTTGGACCTGCACGAGTAATAAACTTTGAGATGAGTTCTTCAACATATACATGACATATTGCATTACTGTATTGCTGATGAATGCTTGCCATGAGAAGTTCCGCTTTGACGACATTGCGAAGAGGAACATCTAGAAATGCCTGGAATGTAGAGTAATTCCCAGAAACACCGACAGAATCGACACGAACTGTGTACACCTCACGGTCTGCACAGTTTGCGCTCATTAGTATTGAAACAGAATAAAAATTCAAACAAGTTTCGACATGACGAGCATCATTGTCGCCAGAACCATATTCATCGTTGAAATTGCGAGAGTGTCCTGGAACACATGCACAACCTCCGTCACGTTCAGTTGAGCGTGATGGAATGCGATATCATTCACAGCATCCGGTACGAGACTGAGTGTTGCACTCCGTACCACATGCTTATGAATCCTCGATCCTGTTCGGATCGTCTGTTTAACAATCGGGTGGCGACTCACGCGTCGAATGATGACACGCGTCTGCACACATGGCTTGTTCATACTCTAAGATCTATTGATATTTTTAATTAGCATTGCTGCATTCCGTTTTGCCCCGCTCACGTCACGTTTTTTGATACGCCGAATCAAATTTCGTACGAGACTCACGTTTTTCGGGGCGAGGTTTTGAAGCGCCCCGAGGCGTGAAACATCCTTTTGGCCCTTTTCAGGGTTATTTCCCGTGAGTGGGTTACGTGGTTTGACACCAGGATACAGGAACGAACCGGCGAGTACGACGAGCACCGCGTCGTACAGTTTTTTGAGACGCTCAATAGGCAGACCGTACATTCGTGAATACACGGGGTGAATGTCGTCGTGACTTGACCCAGGGACGTAGGCGAGCGTCGAATCGACGAAATCCATGGGTTGACCTCCAGGAAATTGAATGCGGAATTGTGTTACTTGGTATATTGTTTTGCCAGTCGCCGGAAGGACTTTTATGTCCGGTACAAAATCGCTCACGATGATTCGTGCGTTTGTGCGGGTGTACGTTCGGTTGAGCCATGAGATGAACCCCGTGACGTGTCTGTACATGATTGACTTCATCAGCATCGCACGACGCTTCGCCTCTCGTTGAGACAGGCGTTTTGGCACGGCAAAAGTAAAGTCAAAGTCTTTCGTGTCAGTCACCTTTTTGGGTGCCGGCTTTCCTCTAGCCTCGAGGTACAATTTGACACCCATACCACCCCCGAGTTCGGGAACAAACAGATTTCTGTAAACACGTATGAGGGCGCGATTTCTGCGACAGTACTTAATGAACAGCTGCGGAAGTTCTCTGACGACGGAAACACGGGACAGGACCGGCGCGCGTTCGACGCCGGGGCGAACCAACGTCCGACCAGCGTTACATAGCATAATTTCGGCTGGGAAGAGCCCGCCGTGAAACCCAGTCCGCTTCGGTGGGGCGTAAAACCCGTCGTAGCCATTCTTTGTGAGGTACTCTGTGCTCAGGCGTCCAAAGACATCTACATTGACATTGGTGAGTGACAATCGTTCGCCGCGATTCTGTGGACGTGCGAGGAACCGCCGCGGCGCCTTGCGTCCAGTGATGTTCTGGTACACCTTCGTCTGCTGACCCCGTGTGACGTTTGTGCCGAGCGCAAACCGAAGTCCGAGGATTGTCTTCATGGACAATTTTGGAAAAATGCGTTTGACGTTCGGGTGTGTCAACAAAAAAAGACGGAGTGATTTCTTTGCGATAAAGGGGCACGCCGTTTTTGTGTTTGAATACGAGCGCGCCAACCTGGCGCTCTGGGTCACGAAAAATGTACGCGTGTCTTTGAGCAGGGAATGACACCCTGTCGTGCGGTTACCAAACCCCTTGTAGAGGCGCGTCCCCGCTGGAAGGACCACGTCGGTCATCTACTAGACGTGAACAATTTTTCTGTACAAGAAAAAGGCGAAGAAGTTCTTCGATATCAAATCGAGACCGTTGTACATTATATTCTTCTGAACATCAGGTAACATAAAAGCTAATCCGTACAAAGCCCACACACTTGTCAGTAATTTGTATATTTCATCAGACTCTTCTGTTCTGAACTCGTAGTACAACTTCTTGAATACAAATCCAAACGCAGCAAATCCGATACCGAGTGCAACGGTGCGATCCATCAGACCCTTCTCCGCCAAGAACCCTGCGAGTAACATGATGAAGTTTGCAATAAACATTTGAACAAGAGGTTTCTTGTACTTTTCAAACGTGAATGTCTTGCCACTTTCGTATATGTAGTAGACAGCCATGCTGAGAATCATAAGAGGTGTCGTTATGAACCAGTCGGAGTAGCGTCTTGTGGACATGGTCGCAAGATTAAACGACTTGTACAAATTGACGTACCATGAAAGTTGAATGAATGTTACGAGCATCTCAAGCTTCAGGACGTTTACTAGAACCTGTTTAGAAGCTGGTACCGGTGTAAGTATACCTTTGATACCGAAGACAGACGACAAAGCCTGGACGATGATACTCGCCTGTGTTGTCAGTTTAACAATTTCTGCCATATAGTAGTATTGTACATAAAAATGTACGAATGCCCAGTATGTGCACGGGACCCGACGAGTCATTCACTCAAACAGGTGGAACCTGGTGTTTTTTACACAAAACCAGCCGAAGCGACAAAATACTGGGACAAAGATGGTATCATAGAACATTACGATGGTGTCTTGGGTGCTCATAAAGGGTCATGGAAATGGATATTCGACGCTGATGGT